ATCTCAATATGAAACCAGTCGCCACCTGGTGCACCGTGGATTGTTGGCTTGTCATATTTTTGCCATGCGTACCGATCGCAACGCCATGCTCGACCCTGTGGCTCTGGGAAGTAATCCAAAATACATTGCAAACCGAGATCGTTGGCGTTGGCAACAAGTTTCTCAATAAAGACCAACGCTTCTTTGCGTCCTGCTTTTGGGTTTTTTTCTGATTTGCGATATGACATGTCAACTGCTCTGCCAGTTGCGTGAACCGACAAAGACCCTGGCTTACCGCGCATGTCACGTTGACCCCATGAACCGTTGTTCCACAGCGCGCCATTTGATGCGGCGATTGCTTGTTTAATCCATTCGTTCATGCCGGCACGTGGCGCTGGTGATGCACCGTCAGCGTTGCCGATGTAGTCGCGTGCGTTTGGCACGCCAGGCTTAGCCTTGGCTACTGCCACGACCAAACTTCATGTCTTTAGGGTTGAAGTAGCGCAACGCTGTTGGGCAGACTGCGCCAATTGCAGCTGCTAATAATGCGGATGGGTCGGTGTTGCCTGTTACTGCAAGCGCAACGACGGCAGCGAACATTGAGCGACCGTATGAGGCGAGTAGGGCTTTGTCTTTAGGCTTCAACATCTTTGGCTCCTTCTTTTGCTTTTGATTTTAGCCCGTTTGAGGCCACTAAGCCTGACAACGTGCCAGTCATAAAGACGGTGAGGGTTGATAGCAGGTCTATAAATGCGGAATCGTTAGGGCTTTGATGACCGATCGGCTGGGTCACAAACATCAGCGCATAAACAAACCCAAGCACGGTGATGGCAAACACGCTGGCGAGGATAATTCCGACAACAACGATTAGTCGAGCGTGAAGCTCCTCGGGTTTAAGGCGTGGTCTCATAGATCAAATCCCGTGTGCACGTTCCAGACGGGTTGCAAAGCGGTGGTTCGCATTCAGGTTTTTGCCAGTTGGCTGGGTCTTGGCAAGGGTAGCGATATGAGCCGTCATAACCGCATCCAGCGCAACCCCACAAGACGACTGCTATTAGAGCGCCGTAGCCGATGAGGTAACGCCATCGCATTACTTAGTGGTTTTGGCTGGTGGTTCTGTAACGGGGCGTTTTAGTGGTGCTGGTGGGTCTTCGTCTAACAGCCATAGCGTCAGTTCGTCACCTAACAAAGCCCAACCAGTTTCATAACCTGCGTCAAGTAGTAACTGAACCATTGGTGGGTTTATCATGCTGAAATCTCCAGTAAAACAATGTTTGAAACAGAGTTACCTACTTGAACGGTTACACCCGCAACATTCATTTGATTTCTAAATTGTGTTTTATATGTTGTCGCAGAAGTTGTGGCTGGGCTATCTAAATACATACATGAACTGTTGCCTACATAGTTATCGGCTGTTGAATTGGTATAACCTGCTGCACTTACAAATTGAGTAATGTTTGTTGCGCCACGCAATAAAATCACATCAACGCAACTTGCCGTATTTACACCACCTTTTGCAAATCCTGCCTGATTGACTAAAACAAGTATTTTGCTACTAGTAGAACTAGGTGTAATGGTTGCAGATAAACCTGTGTCAGCATAAGTGCTTGTTGAATTGTTTGCTTGTGCATTTTGGTTTGCTGACACAACTTGCAAAACGCGAAACGCGCCACGCAAATCGTTCATCTGTGCAGCGGTCAAAACGTTGCCTGCGACAAAGGTTGCCGGAAGTGTGGTTGGGGTTGCCATAGTGACTCCTATCCTAAAACATTGAACTGGTCAAGTGTGCCATATGTGAGGTTGTCCAAGATCAGCTCATAAACAATGACGGTTGGGGAAGTTGAGTACAGCACACGATGGCCTGTGGCAAAATCCATGTAATGCTCGATGCCTTCAACGCTTAAATCTTGTGCCAACTGGGTCGTGCCAGCACCGCTTTGGAACGTCTTTTCTATTGCGATCGTGTCGCCTATTTCTACGGTTGCCAGCGTGTCTTTTTGTGCGTCGGTTAGCATTAGGAACTTGGTTTCTACCGATGTAAACCGTGGTTCGGGTGTTGGATTCAAGAGGTAACTGGCAGCGGTGTTTATGGCGGTTTGCTCGTGGAGCAGGCTGTTAAGGATGCTGCTTGTCTGGATAAAGTATTCCGCTATAGAACCTGCGTTGGTCGCTGTTGCAGTCTTGCCGTCTAGCCCTGTAACCACAGACCTGTTGATTACCTCGTTCGCCTCAAACGAAATGCCAAGACCGTCGTACTTAATTTGAGTTCCATCGTCATGGAAGTCGGCTACAGACGGGCTAAGGGTTGTTCCAATGCGTTCCTGAAATGTGAGCGTGCCGTCCCTTGACATAAAGACACGCCCAAACTCTGCTGTCTCATTGATTTGGGTTATGTATTGCAGCACGTTTGTTCCTGCCGGCACGGTGTAGTTGCTGTCGTGACCAAGGTTGACTGTGCCTGTTGCGATGTTGCGTTGTAGCGCAGGAAAATCTACTTCTGGTAGATCGAGCACGGTTTCTATGCGTTCGCCTGATGTTTCGGCGGTGACGTTTAATTCGTTCATAAAGGTTTGTGCAAGCAAATAAAACTGGTCAGCGCAATAGACCGTCACGGTGTCCAAGCCGCCTAAAGCAAAGTTGTAGTCATAGTTAACGACATAACCCGAAAACAGGTATTCAGGTGTGTCTGTTTGGTCGTAGCGGATGAGCTGCACTTTACGCATTGGTGCAAGACCTGGCTTGGATTGCGGTGTGTCGTAATACGGGCTGTTGTCGTCAAACGGGTTAAAAATGCCGTCCACGTCGCGGATAGTAAACGTCATTGTGCCTGCGCTGAACTGATCGCCAATGTCTCGACGTCCGCGCCTTACATTTACTTGCGTGCAGTCAGCCATTACGTCGGCATATTCTGTGTTTCCGTCAAGCACAAAGAACGTGTTGTCAAGAACTCCAGATGTCACGTTGTCAAGCGTGAATGAGTTAACAATGAACCCTGTTTCTATTTGCAGGTCATAATTACCTGAATCAACAACCGCAACGCCTGGCATTAGGCAATGTTCAGAGCCAACGGCCCTGCACTCCGTGAGTAGGCGCGCAACGCGTTAACAACAGATTCACCGATCTCGGCGCTTGTGGCAAGACCGCCAGTCACGTTGATGGTTACGCCGCCGCCCGTAGCCATGCGATCTAATGGCACGACGGCTTCTGGGCCTGCCTCACCGATCAGCGCCAATGTTGGGCTTGTCACGATGCCACCTTCAGCCATTCGAGGCACCCCCAAGCGTCCTGCAACTGGTCGCGCCGCCTGACCTGCGCCGAGTTGCGGAATAGATAGTTTTGGTGCTTCTGGAATGTTCGGCAAAATTGGGATTGAGTTGTAAGCCTTGATGATGAGGTTTACAGCGGTGACTGCTGCGTTGACCATGCCTTCAAAAAAGCCTGTGATGGTGTTGACAATTAGTTTGATGCCGTCACGGAACCACTCAAACTTGTTGTATGCGGCCACGAGCGCAACGACGAGCAATGCGATGCCGGCAGCAATCAGAGCAAACGGGTTAAGTGCCATGGCAATATTGGTTACCACGATGGCGGCTGCGACCGCGCCGATGGCTGCGGCAATTGCCAAGAATGCTTTAGGGTTGTCTTGAGCCCATGCAGCGAACTTGTTGAGTACAGGCAATACGGCTTCGAGCACAGGTAACAAGGCTGCACCGATTGACTCTTTGGTTTCGCCAATTGAGTTTTTAAAAATCTTCATCTTGCCTGCAGCGGTTTCAGCGCTTTTGGCAGTTGCGCCACCAAATGTTCCACCAAGCACGTCCATGACTTCGTTGAGGCTTGCGCCTTCTTTAATCATGGTTGACATCTCTGGGCTCAACGATCGGAGCGCCTTAAAGTTGCCTTGATATGCCTTAGCAAGCGCGTCAGCGACGCTGGCAGAATCCATGCCGGTGGCCGTGCTGATGTCCATGACAAGGTTCATGTCGTTCATGGCAATGCCAACATCTTTGGTACCGCGCACAAGAGCTTCTAAGGCTTTGCGATACTCGGTGTCAGCAACGCCAGACGCTCGACTCATTGCGCTGATCTGCTTTTCTACCTGTGCAGTCTGTGCGGCGCCAGCGCCAGTCACATTTTGCAAAGTAAGCGCTAAGGCCGCCTGCTCTTGCTGATCTTCCATTGCGGCTTTGGTTGCATCACCAAGCGCAATAGCCAAACCGCCGAGCGCCGCAGCTGCAGGAATCGCCGCTTTCTTAATCGCAAACTGTGCTTTTTCGCCGACGGTCTCAAGTTGCTGGAATTGTTTGACAGCCTTCTTTACCCCTGTGCCGTCAAACTCGCTGATGATCGGGATATTGATTGCCATTACGCGGTCTCTCTATTCGCTTCGCTCATGACGCGCTTCACCAACTGCTCCATCTCGGACATGACATCGTTTTCGCGTTGCTCGTACGCCTTCCACATTACTCGCGAACGATCACCGTAGCGTTCACTTAATTCGCGCCCTAATGCGCCTTCCATGGATGTGTCAAACATTGTGCCAGTCGCGCCCTGCCATTGAATAACAAACGTGCCGACATTCGACTTGTTACCACCGTATTCCTTAATGTTTCGCGTGTTGATTTTGGCGGCAATTTTTTGTTTCATGCCTGGTATCCACGGCAACATCTTGAACCCTGATCGAGTGCTCCAGTTGCGCGCCATACCAGACAACGGCACACGAGACGGCACAAGCTTGTTGGCGTCGTCAATAACTGGCTGGACGATTTTCTTGTAATCCTTGGTGATTTCACGGCGCAAAGATTTGTCAATCTTGTTGATGGTCTTCAAAGCTTCTTTAAGCCCGACGACCTCAATCTTTGTTGACACTTGGTTCACGTCATCTCCGTTTTTTGTTTGCCTCGTTAAGCACTTTAATGACCGTTGCCAAGTCTTTTGAGTCAAACACAATGTCGCTAGGCCACCAACCGACCGCGACCAGTACTTCTGCTAGTTGGCGGCGGTAGGTGCCGCGTCCGTAGGGTTTGGGTCTGTCTCGTCCAGTACCGGCAGAATGTCGATGTCAGGGTTTTTGCTTAACCATTCGCGCCAGTTGTCACCAACTTGCTCGCCTTTAATTTTTAAGATTGTGTGCATCCAGCAGGCGTAATCCGAGTACAACGGGTTTGCGGAGAGCTGTTGAATGTTGCGACGTTCAAGCCGTTCCCATTCCGTGACCACAAATAGGTTTGTGTAGTAATACTCTGGCGCGCTGTCATGCGTGCGCTTTAACTGCAACTTGATTTTCATTGTTCTCCTATGTCGGCTTGGAGCCGTTAATTATGCGGTTGTGTCAACCGAGTACGTGCCCCCTTGGAGCTCGATTTCGTAAACCGAAAGCTCTCCCAAGGACGCGTTCACGACAGGCAGGCTTGAAAAATAAGTATCTGTCAAAATAAACCCTGGATTAGTTGCCGAATCAGCGGCGCTTGTTGGGTTTACTTTGACGGTGCACTTGGTGCCAAGCAACGGTGCAAGAACTGCGTATGACTCTGACGTTGCATAACTGGCATATACCGTCAATGTCAAACTATTCGAGAACAACCCTGCCGTCATGGTGCGGGATGTCTGGCCAAATGCGGTGTCTTCAAGAGCTTCCGCTGTAACCGTCAACGTCGCTGCGCTGACCTGATCGGTGATGTCAACAATGGTGCCGATTGCGGTTCCAATTTTGACTGTTGGGTTCGAGAGGTAAGTTGATGCTGGCATGTTTGCTCCTTAAGTTCTAATCTGATAGTAGATGATTTGTATTCGGTAGTAGTGGATTATGCGGTCTGGGCTTGGATAGCGCAATCAAGGTCGTAGCACGGGTATAACGCGCCACCGATTTCAAGGCTTGACGGACGGCCAGCCATCACGATGATCTTGGAGCCAAGCACGGTTGCAACAATGCTCAAAATCTGACGTAGCACCGGCAGACCTGCTGGGCCCGAGCCGATT